GGCGAGCGCGCCCGCGCCGCCGCCGGCGGTGAACAGGATGATCCCGACCATTTCGGCCACGAGCCGCGCGTCCTGGGCGTCGATCACGGATTAGACATCCTTTCCGCGCGGGTCGATCCACCCGAGGGTGGCGACTCGGAACGTGGTCGACGCGTGGGTCGCGTCGGCTCGAACCTGCCGGCTCGTGTCCGTGTAGACCTCGACCGGCCCGCCGCCCGTGGCCGTGCCCGAGCCGTTCGGGTTCTGAAAGGTCGTCGCGAGGGGCGTCGCCGTGAGGCTCGGGTTCGCGTCGGCCACGCCGGGGGCGCTAATGAGGACGGCGGACGAGTTCGTCGTGTTCGCGGAGAAGGTGTTCAGCATCGCCTTGACGATGATGGCCGGAGGGACCGTCAACGGGTGAAGGGCCGACGTCGTGCCCTGAGTGGTGTCCACGTCGAGCGGGGGCGCGTCCCAAAGGAAGGTGTCCCCGTACTGGACGAACGCCGTGATCTCCCCGGAGCCCGTCGCGTTGAGGCGGAACGAGCCGAGGCGGCGGTACGAGTCGTACCCGGCCGGCACGTCCGCGGGCGGGTAGGCGGTCTCGGCGTACACGTCGATCGCGCCGCCGGCGGTCTGCCGGATCGCGTAGACGTGGTACCAGGTGTCCGTGGCCCGCGCGTCCTGCAACCCACCGGCGCCGCCGGTCGGCTGGTCGGTGACGTCGATGGTCTCGGGGGCGGTGAGGGTGAGCGTCCGGCGAGCCGAGTCCTCCGAGATGCAAGAGCCCGCCCCGACCGTCAGGATCGTCGCGGACGTGCGCGAGAGGGTGAAGCCCGAGATGTATCCGCGCAGGGACGGGACGGCCGCCTCCCGAACGTAGTTCGCGAGGACGAATCGATCGTTGGCGAGGTCGTAGCGCGCGAGCGCGTCGCGCGTGGTCGAGAGGTCGCCGGCCGCGAGCGCGGAGGCGTCCTCGAGGACGATCGACTTCACGCCGAGCGCGTTGACGTTGATCGTCGCCGCGCCGGTATTGTTCACGCTCGGGCGCCAGCGAACGCGCATCCCGTCGGTGAGGAAAGCCGGCGCCTGCTTCGTTCCGATCTTCGTCAGGGTCTGGGCGTCCGCGGTGCCGCCGCCCGTGTAGAAGTCGCCGGACGCGCCGTACCCGGCGATCGCCTTTCCCAGCTGGTTGAGGTCCCCCGCCGAGAGGGTATGGCCCAGCTGCTCGATCACGTTCTGGAGCTCCGAGGGAACCTCGTTCCACTCGGTCGCCGAGAGGTTGCCGCCCGTGATCTTGTCGTTCAGGTCTTCCATCTCACCTCTCCACGAATCCGGTGACGTACATCACGTCGACGTGCGCCGGCTTGAGTCGCCGAAACAGACACTGTACCAAAGCCTGGTCCGAGCTCCCGAACGGGATCGGGAACGTATAGGGGAAGCCCAGCCCGGGAGGGGCCGGCATGTCCACGATGATCGTATGGAAGGCGGCCCGCGCGTTGGGGAAGAACACGATCGGGAAGGTGTACGGGAAGACCCCGTAGCGGGAGCCGGGCAGGACGAAGGCGGTCACCCCGAGGAGCTCCGCGAGGGCCTCGAAATCGGAGGCCGTCTGGAGCCCGAGAGAGACCAACTTCACCAGGACGTCTCGGCGCCGAACGTCGATCGACCCCTGGCCCGTGAAGCAGTGATCGGGGATCCCGACCGCGTTCTCCCACTCGTCGATGAACAGGAGGGTCTCGTCGGGGAGGATCTCCCGGCGGAACTCCTCGAGCGCGCCGTCCACGCGCAGGAGCTCGGCCGCGAGGCCTTCGAGCAGGCCCCTGGTAACCGTCCCGGGGATGGTCTTCGAGGAGAACGCGCGCCCGCTCGGGAGGTAGCCCGCGAGGCTCTCGACCTGGCGCCGAAGGTCGCTCACGGGAACACCACGTTCCCCATGACGGCGATCTGCCCGGCCGCGACGACGATGGTCCCGCTCGGAGCCGTCAAGGTGAAGGACTCGACCTCGTCCCCCGTCTCCACGTCAACCGTATTGAAGATCGCGGAGCGGTAGGCGTCCTGGATGACGCTCACCCCGACCGACGTCCGCTCCTCGAAGAGTTGCCGGAGGTTCGCTTCGATCGCGGTCTTCATGGAGGCCGTGTTCGGGGAGAGCGCGGTGAAGGTGAAGTTCACCGTCACCGGCGTAGGGGCGAAGACGAAAACGTCGTCCTCGTCCGAGTTCGCCGGCCGGATCGCCTGGATCACGGCCTCGACCGCCGCGACCTCGGCCCCGTTCGGGATCGGGTCGTCGTCGTTGTCGCGCGTGAAGTAGATCGTGACCTGCCCCACCTGGGGCGTGATCTCCTGGACGAAGACCCGCGTGACGCCGGGGATCGACTTCGCTACCGCGGTGATCTCAGCCACGTTGAAGTGCGCGATCGGGTTTTGGATCCGCTCGAGTAGGCGCTCTCGCAGGGCGGCGTCGAGCTCGCGGTCCGCGCCGCCGCCGAGCTCGTCGAAGTCGACCCGGACCACGTCGTCCACGCCGGCGATCGGGCTCTCGAGCTTGAGCGCGGAATCGAACGGCTGGTCCTGCGCGCTCCCCGGCTCGACCGACTCGAGGGCCAGGACCGCGGAGTCGAACTCGAGGAGGATCGTCCCGGTCGCGGGCGTGGCGGGGGCGCCCGCCACCGCGTAGGTGATGACGGTCGGGGAGGCGATCGAGAGAACGAAGACGTCGACGACGTTGTACTCGGACTGCGCCGCTCCCACGACCGAGATCCGGACGTTGGTCCCGAGGCCGTGGGGCGAGGTCGTGGTGAGGGTCGCGACCTGGCCTACGCGGGTGATCGAGGCGACGGACAGGGACTTCGCGGTGACCTCGGAGTCCACGTCGACGCGGTACTGCTTCCCGTCCCCGGCGGCCACGATCGCGCCGCCCTGGACCACGCTCCCGAGGACGCCGACGGCGACCGCGTTCCCGTTCGAGGGGGCGCCGGGGGTGCGGGTCACGCCCCAGATGGCGGCCCACCGATCGAGGTTCTCGACCGCCGTGTCGGGCAAGGCCTCGAGGGCGGCCACGTCGAGGGCATAGTAGAAGTCGAAGACCCGGTTGGACAGGGCCACGATGAGGGCCTTGAGCCAGCTGTTCGAGAGGGACGGCTTTCCCCCGAACTCGGCGAGGGCGAGCTCGACGTCCGCGATCGCGCGGTCGATGACCTCGGCGACGTCTTCGGGGGTGGTGAGGGCCACTATCCGGCGACTCCCGTCTTCTGCCAGAGTTCAAAGTACCGGCGCGCGGTGACCGAGGGGGACCGCTGGATCTCGAGCTCGAGCGCCAGGCCCCCGTCCCCGAAGGGCCGGGCCCTGACCTCCGTGATCGCCACGGCGTAGCCTTGGTCGACGAGCCATTGTAGCGCGGCGCGGGCCGCGTCCTCGACCTGGGTCATCACCGTTCGGGTGAGCCGGGACTGCTCGAAGATCCAGAGCTTCGACCCCATCTCGAAGCCGGGGGTGTACTCGTTGCCGATCCACCCCCGCCGCCGACTCGACTCCGGGACCTCGGACTCGTTGGCCCGGCGGTCCGCGAACAGGGAGACGACGACCGCCGTGTCGAAGAAGTCCTCGGTCTCGATGTCGCCGTCGAAGCCGATCCGAATGTCGAAGGCCCCGCCCTCGAGTTGGTCCAGGGTCGCGTCGATCCCCCGCATGGCCCTAGCTTCCCCGCAGTTTCGTCGTCGTGTCCACGTCCGCGACCATAGAAACGGTCGGGACGCTCGTGTTCGGATTTCCCGGGACCGTGTGAATGTGAGCGTTGTACTTCGCCATCGCGACCTCGTTCAGTAGCTTGAGGGTAGCGCCGAGCGCGGCTTGAATTTGCGGGGCGTCGATCGAGGCGAGGACCCCGGCCGAGACGGCGGCGTTCCCGGCCGCGTCGACGCTCGCGTTTCCGCCGGCCGAGACGGACACGTTCCCGACCGCGTCGACGTCGATGTTCCCGGCCACCACGACCGAGGCGTCTCCGGCGACCGTCGCGAGGAGGTCGCCGACGGCGTCGATCACGACGTCGCCGTTCGCCTTGAGGTGGATCCTCGAGCCAGTCGCCGGGTGGTACAGGACCACCTCGCCGGCGGCGATCGGGTGGGGCCGGCTCTTCGGGGAGCCCGGCAGGGCCACCCGGGCCTCGGGGTTCCCTTGCATGGACAGGATGACCGCGAGCTCGCCGGCGGGGACGTTCGCGTGGAGGCCGTAGGGGTACCACGCGACCGCGTCCCCGACCTTGCCGAGGTACCCGACCTGGACCGCGGGGAAGTCCCCGGCGTCGTCCCCGTCGCGGCTCGTGAGGGCCCACCGAATGACGTTCTTGATCGCGCGCGCGACCAGGTCTTTTCCGGACCCCGACCTCACTCGTCGCCCTCCGCCCCGGTGGCGGGGACGTCCTCGGCCACGAGGCCGAACCCGAGCTCGGGCTCCTTCGGCTCCTGCACCGCGAGGGTGTACGCGTCTCGCTCCACCATCGCCAGGGTGGACGTGCTCCCCTGCTCGGACACGGAGTAGGTTACCGAGTTGACCAGCATCTCCCCGTCGATCCCGGCGTAATCGTCGAGCACGCGGACCCGGGTGTTCGGGCGCCAGAGGACCCCGAACTGGTCTCGGAACCCGTCCATGGTGGCGGAGTACACGCGCCCGCGCGCGCGGCGGACGTTCGCCTCCCACCTCGACCGCTTCTCGCCCTCCGCCGCGGAGAACATCGACTCCGAGGAGTTCACCAGCTGCCGGCCGCGCCGGATCGAGGAGTCGACCACGGTCTTCGTTTCGCCCTGGCTCACGATCGAGCCGAGGTCCACCCCGCCGGCGAGCAGAAGCGGGACCACGTTCAGCTGGCTCAGGGTCTTGTAGACCCGGAACCGGCCCGTCGCGTCGTAGCTCACGGAGTAGGAGAGGACGTTGTTCTCGTTGCTCTTGACCCGATGGAGGATGCTCGCGCCGGTCTTGGTCCCGGACGGCTTCGCGATGACCACGTTCCCGTCCTCGTTCGAGGTCAGGAGGACTTGGCGCTTGCGCGAGAGGGCCTCGAGAAACTCGAACGCCGGCTTCCCGGGCTCCGGCGCCGCGAGGTCCTCGGCCTCGTTGTACTTCTCGGGGCTGGCCTGGTCGACGACCGAGAGCCCGAGGTCGAGGTGCTTGAGAACGCGCCGGATGATGGTCTTGAGGTCGATCGGGGGGCGAATGTCGGAGAGGATCCCGAGCGTCGAGTCCACCAGGTCGGCGGCGCGGTCCCTTCCCTTGATCGAGATGGCGTGGTCCTCGGCCGACCCGGACGCGTCGACCACCTCCACGAAGCCCGTGAGGACCAGGTCCCCGTCCGCGTAGATCCGGCAGGCCTCGCCGCCGCGGATCGGGAGGGGCCGACCCTTGTCGGACGTCGCCTCGAACTCGAACGACCGCGAGAGGGCGTCCATCCTCGCCTCCACCTTCGCGGAGACGAACCCCTCGTATCGGACCCCGGAGACTTCGATAGCCAGGCTCACGCCGAGAGGACCTTGACTTCGCCCTCGACGATCGCCGAGTCGCGAAGGGAGTTCAGGCGCGCGATCTCGTCGCCGAGCTCCGACGACCCGTAGTAGCGGTACGCGAGCAGGCGCGAGGACGTCTGGTCCACCCGGACCGTGACGATCCGGGGCTCGAGGACGCGCTGGGCATCGAAGAAGGCGTTCGCCGCCACGCGCAGGCGATCGAGCTCCTCCCGGGTGGGGTTGTCCAGGTTCCCGGAGGCGGAGAGCTTCTGGTATTGGTCCTCGAGGGCCGCGGACGTGGCGTCGACGTCGTCGGTCGTGGCGAAGTCGATCTGCGCCGCGGCCTCGTACGCGCCCGCGAGGGCCATCGCCTGGGTTGCCCCGTTGTAGGTGTCCCGGTTCCGCTTCCGCTCGATCCGGCCGGCCGTGGTCGTCGGGATCCCGACGTCCCCGTCGCCGAAGGAGAACAGCCGGGCGAGGGTCGCGAAGGTGTCCCTCTTCGAGGAATACAGGCCCGAGAGGGAGGCGACGAGCCCCACCGTGGAGGACCCCAGGGAGGTGGGGTCGCTCGCGAGCGATACGGCGCTCCCATCGAAGGATCCCAGGAGCCGGTTGAAGGCGTCGAGCTCGGCCTCGTCGGCGGCCGTGGTGGTGGCGGCCCGGCGGACCGCGTCCGCGAAGTCCGAGACCTTCTCCACCGCGGCGGAGAAGTTCCCGGTGAACTTCTGGGTCACGGAGAAGTTCCCCGCGATCGCCGCGCCGGCGGCGGCGGAGAGGGCCTCCGAGCCGGAGACCACGGAGCCGAGGACGCTCTCGGTCGGCTGCGGCAGGCCGTCCGCGTTCGAGATCGCGAAGTGGACCTCGAGCGGGGAATCGCCCAGCTTCGACGTGTCCTCCGTCAGGCTGAAGTTGAGGACGACCACGTTCTCGAGGCGGCCGTAGAACGGATGAACGAGGATCCCGGGGCCGCCCTTCTCGAGGGCGACGAGGAGGGCGTCGCGGACCTCCTGGTACGTGCGGACCACCTCGCCGGAGTTGTTTCGCCGCGCGGCCACGATCCCGGAGACGGTGAAGTCTCGCTGGCGCTTGCCGAGGTCCTCCACGACCTGGAGGTCGGAGTTCACGAAGACCTTCGTCGCCGTCTTGCGGCCGCCCGACGTCGAGGTCGACTCGACGAAGAAGGGGACGCCTCGGTAGGACGCGGGCTGGAGGTCCTGGGGTTCCACTTATTCCGCCTCCTCGCCGGCTCGCTTCCAGGTCCGAACCCGATGGCAATTCGCGCAAACGACGTCGCACTTCGCGGCCTCGGCCACGATCGCCCCGAGCGAGCGGTAGACCATCCGGCCTACCTCGTGGAGCTTTTCCCCGCGGACGTGGTCGAACTCCATCGCCATGAAATGAAATTGTTCCCCGCAATCGAAGCAAGGCCGATCCTTGAGCGCACGGATTAGGTCCTTCCGCTCCGCGGTGAACTTCTCCACGTACTCGACCATGCGCGGGTCGTTACGATGCTCTCGCGCCCACCTCCGCGCTCGCTCGCGATTCTGCGCCCGTCGCTTTCCGAGGTGCTTGGTCAAAACGCGCCCGCCATGTTCACGCCGACGTTCAACCCCGAGGTGTCGCCCGTGGTCTGGGTCTTCACGGAGCTGATGGCGCCCTTGGGCGCGTTCAGGTTCACGTTGATGTCGGTCTGGTTGCGTTGCATGACGTCGCCGATGAAGCTCGCGTCGACCTCCTTCGCGCCCGCGCCGAACCCGAAGAACCCGGAGACCGCGTTCTTCACCTTGACCGCCTTGTCGGTCACGGAGTCGACGTTCGCGACCACCACCGCGACGGCCGCCACGAAGGCCGCGATGAGGACCGCGATGAAGGCGATGGGCGCGGAGAGGGCGCCGACGATCGCCCCGCCGATCGCGCCCATCACGAGGAGAAACTTCCCGAAGAACAGTAGAACGGGCGCCGCGATCGCGACGGCCCCGAGCAGCCCGCCGAGGATCTTCGACGCCACGGGCCCGAGCGCGCGCAGGCCCACCACCAGGGCGTGGACCACGAAGCCCACCACCTTGATGACGGGCGCGAGTCCCTCTCCAATCATGGACGCCAGGATCTTGACCTCCCCGATCGTGTCGCCGAGCGTGTCGTTGAACGTGGCCTCCTGCTTCTCGAGCGCGCCGACCACGCCGGCGCCGGTGGTGGCGGCGGTGTTCATCTCGACGATCGTCTTCTGGATCGCCGCGAGCTCGGGCCCGCCGAGCGCCGCCGCGGCCGTGAGGGCCCGGACGTTAGGGATCAGCTGGTCCATGATGTCGGGGTACTTCTGCCCGACGACCGCGAGCTTGGACAGGGTCGCCGCCAGGCCGGCGGAGCGGAGCTCGGCCACGCCGACCGGGATGCCGAGCGCCCGGAACATCTTCTCCGCGGTCTTGCCCGGCTTGACCAGGGCGACGATCGCGGCCTTGACGGCCTGGGCCGCGCCGGCGGGGTCCATCCCCTTCTTGGTCAGCTGCGCGGTGGTGGCGAAGAGCTCCTCGAATCCGATCCCGGCCTGCTTGGCGAGGGGCGCGATCTTCGCGACGTTCTCCGCCATGTCGCCGACTCGAATCCCGCGGCGCTGCGCCACCACGAAGGCGTCCGTCACCCGGGTAGCGTCGGTCGCCTCGAGGCCGTACGCCTTCATGACGGCGGACACCCCGCCGACCGAGGCGTTGATGTCCGTGTTCGTCGCGCGCGCGAGGTCCAGGGCGGCCGTGTAGGCGCCGAAGCTCTTCTCGCTGGCCCCCAGGGCCTTGACGTTGTCGAAGACCGCGGCCGAGGCGTCCTCGATCGAGAACCCCTCCGCGACGGTGCTCTCGATCAGGCCCTTGATCCGGCCCCGGTACTTCTCGACCGCCTTGTCGTCCTCGAGCAGGGTCAGGACGTTGACGACCCCGGCCTCGAGGTCCCCGAACGCCTTGACGCTGGCGCCCGCCGCCACGCCGGCGGCGAGGGACACGCCCCGGAGCTTCTTCCCGAGGGCCACGGAGGCGGACTTGTCGACCTTCTTCAGCTGCGCGTCGAGGGCGCGCATCTTGCCGCGAACGGCCTCGGTAGACGCCGAGATTCGGCGCGCGATCGCGGAGAACTTGTCGACCGCGAAGAAGGTATAGGAAACGCGCTGAGCCATCGCCCTACCTTCCCGCCCTCGCCTTCGCCCTCGCCGCCGCGCGCCTCGATCTCTCGACGATCCGCCGTCCCTGCTCTTGCAGGTCGAGGAGCTCGGGGACCGGCGTCTCCATGAGCTCTCGGTAGGATACCGCGCCCTCGAGAGCGAGGGCGAGGTCGATGATCCCCCTTAGGAGCTTCTCGCGGTCTTCGAGAGGACCGAGGCAAGGCAAAAAGCGACGAGAAACTCCCCGAGGAGGTTCTGGAAATCCTCGTCGCTCATCTTGTCGAGCAGGGCGGCGGTGAGCTTCTCCTCCCCGTCGACGAGCGCGATCCCCGAGGTCAGGAGGCGGCGGCCCACGACGAGGACCTCGGGGAGGTCGACGTCCTGGGACATGGCCAGGGCCATGATGACCTCCGCCCCGGTGGGCGTGGTCACCTCCTCCGATTCCTTGGTCGTGGCGCCGGACGCCTTGGCCGCGCGGAAGAAGGCCTGCTTCAGGGCCGAGCACTCCGGCGAGTTCCGCGCCGTCGGCGCGGAGAGCTGGATGAACGACGCGGTCGCGGCCTGCCCCTTGTGGGCGTACTCGAACGGGGTGGTCAGGTTGAAGTTGGCCTCGGTCTTGAGCTTCTCCGACAAGTCGTGGGTCCTCTCCGAGGGCGTGGGTTAGATCGGGGCGTTCCCTCGGAACTCCGCCTCGATGGTGGTCTCGGACCCGACGCCGACCTCGTAGTCCGTCACGAGCGCGGCGCTCGAGAAGGTTCGGGTCACGTCGCCCTCGGGCGTGGACCCGGCGATCTGAACGACGTTCTGGTTCGCGTTGCTCTTCCACGCGCGCAGGAGCTCGATCGTCTGCGGGGTGACCGGGAGCTCGAACTTCACCATCCCCAGGTTGGTCTCGAGGTCCCGAGAATAGACCGTCTCGGTCTTCCCGTTTCCGATCGAGACCGATCGAACCTTCTGCTCGCCCAGGCCCTCGTTGAAGGCGAGCGAGTTCGGCATGATTCCGATGGCCTCGTTGTTCACGAGAACGGTGGCGTCGGTCAGCTGGATCATTTCAAGTTCTCCCCGCCTAGCTCTCGACCGAGAAGGCGATCTTCATCGTTGCGACGATCAGGCGAAGTTGAGTCACGATCGGGACGAGCATCGACACGGTCACCTGCCCGTCCTCGAGGTCCAGGGTCACGTCCACGTTCCCCTTGAAGAACCGGATGGCGGTCTCGCCGTCCTGCACCAGGACGAACTCGGCGCCGGCCAGGTCCAGGTAGAGCTTCTCGAGGTACGCCCGGATCACCGTCGCGTTCGCCATGTCGCGGCCGCGCGTGACCGCGCCCTCCGTGAGGCGGGACTGCGCGAAGCGGTTCTTCAGGTTGTTGTGGAAATACTCCCGAGCCTGGCTCGAGGTGTCCACGTAGTTCAGGTACTTGAACGTCGCGTCCGGGTTCGCCGCCGGGTCCGTCTTGTAGGTGGTCACCACCTCGCCGACCAGCGCGCCGGTCCCGGTGAAGTTGACCCCCATGATGGAGCCGCCGGCCGCCACGAGCGACCCGATCTCGACCTGGGTCCACCCCCGCCCGGCCTTGATGAGGGGCAGGTCCTCGAGCGGCGAGTTGAAGTACGGGAGCGATGCGAGGGCCGGCCCGCCGAACTGGTCGAGCGACGCGGAGCTCGTGAGGAAGCGCGAGATGTTCGCGTCCTCCGTGAGGCGGAGGGACCGCAGGGCGGCGAACATCGCCGACTTCGCGTACGAGGCCTCGTTCTGCGCGGGCCCCAGGTAGAGGGTCTCGGTCGTCTGCTCGTCCACGAAGATGACCAGGTTGTGGTCGTTGAGGGCGTTGAGCCCCGAGAGCAGGTTCGCGAACGTGTCCTGGCGCGTGACGAACCCCACGCCATCCATGACCGCGTTCGTCGGGTTGAACCGCGGGGACAGGAACGAGGCCAGGACCGTGACGACCGAGTACGGCCAGACGACCCCCTGGTACCGCTCCGTCGCGTTGTCGAAGACCGTCGTCAGGGTGGGATCCGTGGCGCCCGCGACCGACTGGGTCACGGCGGCGACCGAGACGCCGGCGCCGACGGTGATGTCCGAGACCTCCACGCCGAGGGTGTTCGCCACGGTTCCGAGGTTGTCGGCCGTGAGCGAGACCGCGCCCGCGATGTTCGAGGCGGTGAAGGGACAGTCCAGGTCGGCGTTGACGGCCGCGACGATGTTCCCGGCGATCACCGTCGCCGTGTCGCCGCTCGCGAACGCGACCTCGAACTTGTGGAGGAGCTCCGAGCCGGCTACGACCGTGATCGAGCCCGCGGCCGTGGCCGGGCCTACGACCGTGAAGGTGACCACGCGCGCGACGCCGCCGCCCGCGTCCGAGACGGGGATCGCGTCGAGGCGAACGATCGGGTTGAGCCTCTTGAAGGCCCGGACCATCGCGGCCAGCTGGGAGCTCTGGCCGAAGAGGGCGTTCTCGGGGGCGCCCGAGCTTTCGATGTTCTGGACCAGGGACCCGGAGACCGCGCTTCCGCCGGCGAGCTTCTGCCCGATGAGCAGAACCCGCTGGGGGGTGTTCTCGACCTCGCCGTCGGCGTTCTGGAGGATCAGGGTCACCGACGGGAGGAGGACCTGGCTACCGCTCATCTCGCGCTACTCCTTTTCGGGGGCGGGGTCCGCCCGCCTGCTCTTCGCCTTCGCCGGGGCCTCCTCGGCCGCCGGGCCCGACGGATCCGGGACCACCTCGAGGCACCCGTCGACCGCGGAGTCCCGCAGGCGTCGGCGCCAGTGCCGCTCGAGGGGGGTCCCGCGCTCGTCGGTCTCGATCCGGACCACGTCCCCGACCGCTCGGCCCGGGATGGCCCGCTTCACTCGAACGAACATCATACCCCGCACGTTAGCCTCCTCACAATCTCCGGCGCCACTACGGCTCGGGCTCCTCGTCCAGGTCCACGTGCGCGTCCAGGCTGACCGCCTCGGTCCCCGCGCCGTCCGGGATGACCGGCAGAACGGGGAACATCGCGAGGTCGATGTCTCGGAACGCCACGTCGAGGTCGGGCCCGGTCGAGTCCTCGAACGTGAGGTCGACCACTTGCTGGAAGGCGAAGGAGTGGACGTAGACGGCCGAGTTGTAGCCGTGGAACCCGTGTCCAACGAACTGCACCCGGCCCTGGCGGCCCACGTACAGGAGCGAGTCGAGCTGGGCGAACAGGATCGACTGGCAAATCGGGCGGAAGAGCTCCTCGGAGAGGTCGCGCGCGGCCCGCGCCGTGAGTTGCTCGCTCGTCGGAATGTAGAGGTAGAGCGCGAAGTTCTGCGCGAGTTGCTGCCGGAACTCCGTCGAGGCCGTGAGGTTGTCGACCGCGTCGGCCTTGATGAGCCGGCTCTTCGAGGCCTCGACGTCCGCGAGCACCGCGAAGAGCCAGAGGTCGTTGAGCTTCTGCTCCGTGTAGGCCTGCGCCACGCGGTCCGGCGAGACCCCGCTCGAGATTCGCGGGCGCGCGCGGGCCTGCATTTCCCCGACCGGGTTCGCGAGCCCCACCTTCGGGTGGGTGAACCGGAAGCTGGTCGGGGTCGGCGCGTCCAGGACCCCGTAGGTCCCGTTGTAGCTTTGGAGCGCGGAGGCCGCGCCGCGGAGCTCGATCGTCCCGGTCGCGACCAGGGGACCGGCGTCCGCCATGGAGAACTCGATCGTCCGGCGGTTCACCACGCGCAGGACCTGGAAGGTCCCGACGAAAGAAGGCTCGACGGCGCCGACGAGCTCGATCGTGGTCGCGACCGCGGCCGTCAGGTCGTGGGGGTTCGTGGTCTCCACGGTCCCCACGGCCCCGAGCCGAGTCAAGGCGGAGACGGCCAGGGGGGTCACGGCCCCAACGATCGCGACCGCCGAGCCGGCCTCGAGGCCGTGCTCCTCCTCGCACTCCGCCGTCATCGTGGTGCCCGCGCGCGTGACCGCTCGGATCTCCACGTTGGTCGTGAAGGCCCCCGACCGCTGCGGCAATCGGTTCGCGAGCTCGCGAACGACGTCCTCCGCCCTCACGGCGCGGCCCCCTTCTCGAACGCGCGCGTCATGGCGTCCTGGAAGTCCCGCTCCACGTGGGACTGGGTGGCGTCGATGGCGTTTCGCAGGCTCGGGCGCGCGGCCATCCGGGAGGTCCCGTATTCCACGAAGAGGTCGTATTCCGGGGCCGCGTTGGCGTCGGTCGTGGATACCCCGTAGCCGAACTCCATTCGCTCGTCCCCGTGGACCTTCCAGCTGATGGACCTCCGGAGCCGGCCGGACAGGTTCGCGTGGGTCTCGCCGGGGGCCGAGGCGACGTGGCGGCGCGGCCGCCCGGACCGGCCACGGACGATGTAGGTCCGACCGTGCTTGGGTCGGCGCAGGATCTCGCGGTTCGCCTCGGCCTTCAGGTCCTTGCCGAGCTCGAAGAAGGCGCGGCGAATCGACCGCCGCGTGGCGACCTCGCCGCCGCGGATCCGGGCGAAGACCGTCTCGTTCATCCGGTCCCCGCGAACCGTCAGGAGGAAGTTTTCCCGGCTCACGCGCGCGAGGCCTCCTTCTCGGCCAACCCCTTGTCGGTGCAGGAGAGCAGGAGCCACTCGTGGCGCTCCTCGAGGTCCTCCACCCGGGCGACGTCGAGGCGGTGGCCCGAGTCGATCCGGACCCACGTCTCCGAGGTGACGCAGGAATCGAACCGAATCAGAACCTCGTGGGTGATCGGGACGTCCGTCGCGACGCCGTCGAAGATCGTCCTCCCGGTCTTCGTCGTCACGGAGGCCCAGACCTCCCGCCCGGTGAACTCCTCCGAGAGGTCGACCGACCCGAAGGTGGGCTCCACGAGCCGGCGATTCTGGAGGACCACTCGGTCCCGTAGGTCCCCAACGCAGGGGGCGCGGTTCTTCTTCGGGAGCTTGACCCTCGAGCAACCCACTACGAGCACGCCTCGCAATCTTCGACGGGGGAGACCACGGCGCAGAGGACCTTGAGCAGGTCGAGGCCCCCGCCCACGGCGCCCACGAAGTAGATTTCCACGTCGACCTCGAGGCCGAGCACGAGGCCAGGGTGGGTCCGGAGGAGGGTCCCGACAAAACCCCAGTCGGTCTCCCCGAGCTTCGGCGTCCCGTATTGGGTCATGGAGACCGCGCTCCCGAGCCGACGCCGAACGCGGTTCCCGGCCGCGGCGCCCGTCGGCAGGGCGGGGGACCCGGTCACGGTCCCGGCCGCCGGGTCCACGGCGGACAGGGTGAAGTCGTGGAGGATCCCCGAGTCCAGGGTAACCTCGAGGAGGTGGCCGACCTTGAAGGCGCCCGCGCCCGAGACGGAAAGGACCACCTGGCCGCCGGCCTCCGCGGCGGAGAGGACCTCGTCCGCGTTCGGGTCGAAAACCTTGAAGGAGCACGTCGACCCGTCGTCCGTGAAGTTGAGCGGGTCCGCGTTGAACACGTCGGTCGGGTGCTCGAGCAGGACGGCGACGTCGGTCTGGTAGGGGATCTTCTTCCGGGCCATGCGTGGAGGTTACCTCTTCGGCCCGAAGTCGGCCGACGCTTCTACCTTGGGGGCGAGCCTCACGCCCGCGTCCCCGCGCGGGGCCACGCGCGCGCCCGCGTCCACGCGCGCGCGGGCCGCCGGGTTCGCGGAGACGACGGGCCCGAAGTCGGCGACCGCGCCCACCAGGGGCAGGAGCCGGGCGCCCGCCTCCGCGAGCCCGACCACGACCGGCGGGAGCCTGATGAGCGCCGCCTGCGCGCCGAGGACGATCGGCGCGGCCGCCGGGAAGAGCAGCTTGACGAGCCGGAGGTTCAGAGGCTTGACCGTGTTCACAACGACCGGCATCGTCGCGCTCACGTTCACGCGGACCCCGAAGTCGTAGGTCCCCTCGAAGTATTCCACGCCGAGCGGGCCCGCGACCGGGGTCGGAATTTGAGCGACGAGCGTCGAGGAAAATCCGAGGAACCACGAGACCACTTGGATGCCGCCGAAGAGCGCCGAGTACCGGACCGCGACCATGTCGTTGTTCGAGAGCGCCTTTCCGCCGGTGATGAAGATGTCGAAGATGAGCGAGAACGAGGACAGAATCGTGCTAGAGAACCCCGCGACCTTCGCGAAGGACGGAACGCCGGCGATCACCTGACCCGTGTAGTTGTCGCCGGACGTGTCCGGGTCGATGAAGTTGCCGGAGTTGCCGCTGAAGCTGGCCAGGACCGTTCCGCTGATCCCGGCGTACTTAACGTACGAGTTGAAGAGGCCCGTCGCCGCTTGAAGATTTCCCGAGGCGTCGCGCCCGAGGTCCCGATAGAAGATCCCGAAATGATTGAACGTGTCGATGATCGTCGAGGAGAATCCCGCGTCGTGGCGGTAGAAGTTCGCGGAGTTCGAGACGATGACGTGGTTCTTCCCGTCGGGGCCGACCGTCTCGACCAGAACCCCGCCCGGGTTCGCGGCCACATCGATCGTTCCGACGAGCGTCCCAGAGAAACCGGCGAAGGCGGAGACCTTGTTCCCAGGCCCGGTCATGAAGAGGTTAGCCACGGCCTACCCCTTGGCGGCGGGAAGCTCCGCGTCCGCGACCGCCTCGACCACCCCGGCCGGCTCGATCGCCGAGAGCTCGAAGATTCCCTCGACCGTCTTCGGGACCCGAGCGATGACGGCCTTCGGGTTGTTCACGTCGAGGACGTCGACGTCGTCCTGGGTGAGCTCGACGCCGGCCGCGATCTTCGCCTCGATCAAGGAGACCCGGGTCGGGTTCGTCACCATCTCGTCGGGGACCGAGGCGAGGACCACCGCGAGCCACGCGTCCGCCTCCGCGGCGGTCACCTCTCGGCAGAGCCCGCTCCCGTCCTTCGCGAGCTTGTCGGCGACGTCGTCCCTGAGGCACAGGAGCAGCTCCTCGCTCTCCGCCATTCTCAAGACCGTCATGGTTCCCTGGTACATGTGCGGACCGCGCTTGGCGAGCTCGATCTCCTGCCAATCGTACGAGTCCGGGTAACGGTACATCCGGACTAGCGGGTTTCTGGGGTCCGATTCGAGGGTGACGGTGACGAGGACGAACTTCACGGGGGAATCCTTTTCTACGCGGCCGTCACGATCAAAGCGCCGGCCAGCAACCTAGCTACCTGGTTGATCGAGATAGGCGTCCCGGCGGAGATGACGGAGTGAACCAGCATGGTTCCACCTGAAGAGGCCGTGATCAGGAACGCGTGGGTGATCGTGCCCCACGAGCCGGTGGCGATCGGGAACTCCACGTTCACGTTGTTGAAGGCCTGCCCCACGCCGCCACCGGAAACGGTGAAGAGCCCGGTCACCGGCTGCCGCGCGTATCCGGCGCCGACCGGCTCGCCGCTCGTCGAGCCCGCGTCGGTCGGGACGGAGGTCGAGAGCCCGACGTGGACGCCAGCGAGCGAGAATGGAAGCGCGACGTTGTTCAAAAGCAGATTGAGAAGCGCGTCCTCGAGGGCGTTCGTCGCGGCCGACACGCTACACCCTCGAGACCCGGAGCTGGTCCAGGATCACGTGGGCCCCGGACGCCTTGATCGCGTCGGTCGAGACCGTGGTCCCGAAGCCGACGGCGGAGAGGTCCCCGCAGTCCCCCCGGTTCTCGTAGAGGTACGCCGCCAGGCGCAGGATCGCGTCCTTCGCGGAGGCGACCCGCTTGTGGGGCCCGGTCTTGAACGTGACCACGATGGCGCCCTCGCGCTCGTCCACGTCGTCCGGCCAGTCCTGGTCGAGGGCGAGCAGGACCTCGGAGGTCTGGACCCCCTTCTTGAGGTAGTAGACCGCGGCCGAGACCGCCACGGCCACGGCGGCCACGAGCCGGGTGATCGAGGTGATCTCCGTCACCGGGTCCCGGCGAAGCGTGATCCGATCGCAGAACTCATCCAGGGTGAGCGTCCACGTCGAGACGCGGAAGGATCGCCGGGTGTAGGATTCGGCGACCTCCGTCGCGGCCTTGAGGATGGTCGCGAGCAGAGCGTCGTCCGCGTCGGTCTCGGGCAGCTTGAGGTAGCCCTTGAGCTCCTCGACCGTGACCGGCGGGGTCCCGGCCTCCGTCAGCTGGTAGACCTGGGACCCGGCGGGCACGGCCTACTCCAGCGCCTTCGCGCCCCGGCCCTTCTTGTCCTCGCGCTTGCCGCCCTTCGCCTTCGAGTCGTCGGCGACCGGGGCCTCGACCTCGGGCTGGTCCTCGTCGAGCTCGCAGCGCGGCTCCCCCTTCGCGTTGCGCGAGGCGAGGGCGCAGTCCGCCATCTCGTCGGGCAGGTCGTAGGACTTTCCGGCCTCGTGCTGAAGCTGGGGGAAGGTCACGTCGGAGGGGTGGGCGCGGCGGCCGTCTTCGAGAAATCGAACTCGCTTCACGTGGGGCTCCTTGGTTTGCGGGTGGGGGTGGGTTTCTCCGAGGTCCTAGTCGGCCTCGACGAAGCATACCGTCATGGTGAGGGCGGTGTTCACGGTCACGTGGAGGAAGGTTACGACCTTCCCGGGCGGAATGAAGATCGAGGCCGTATTGAACACGTTCGCCACGGTCGCGATGAAGTCTCCCTCGACGGCGCCGGTGGGGGAGGTTCCCTCCCGAATGACCGTATCGGGGGCGTCGGGGCCAAACGCGAAGCCGGGGGTGAGGACCGCGAGGTCGGCGTCCAAGACCGCGGCGGTCGTGATCCGAGCCCCGACCGTGTTCGCGGCGATCCCCATCTGCATGAGTTGGAGGTAGACCCCCTTCCCGCCGCTCGAGCCGGGGAGCGTGGTCAGGCTGAGCCCGGAGAACCGCGCGGCCACGGCCGGGGAGCTTCCCTGGATGCAGACCCCGTGCGCGGCGCCGGCGACCCCGGGAGAGAGCGAGAGCAGGGCGAGCGCCACCAGGGCGGCCGCTCGAAGCCCGAGAAACGTCTTCACGTGGAACTCCTTTCCCCCGAGAGGGGGAAGGAGGCGAGGGTTTGGCGCGCGTCTGCTTGCCTTCCCACGAGAGGAGCTTCGTCGCCTTCCCCTCGCCTCCGCTTCGTTGTTCGCCCTCGTCTAGCTCGTCGTCGCCTGCGCGGCCGTCGGGGCCGAGCCCGGGTTCCCGAGGATCGCGCACGCCGAGAACGCGCCGACCGGGGTCGAGGCGCCGACCAGCGTCAGCCGCTGGAACCGCTTCTTCCCGATGATCCCGACTCGGCGGACCTGGTTGTCGTCCGAGACGATCCACGTCGGGGAGGCCCCGAGCAGGTTCGCCGCGGGGACCGCCTGAACGCCGACCGTGAAGCCGACGTCGTCCGCCTCCTGGAGGGTGAGCGAGAACGTCCCGGTCGTGATCGTTCCGGTCTGGATCACGTACTCGAAGCTCTCGAAGCCGAGCGTGTCGATGATGCTCCCGACCGTCGACGCGCCGGCCGCCGCGCCCGCCGTGGGCGTGATGACCGAGGCGATCTTGATTTCGCTGTGAAGATCGAACTCCATGACCCTTTTCTCCTTCGAGGATCCCCGCCGGCCTCGGCCGGCGGGGTTCTCGGTTCTACGTTTCCGTCTCCGCCTCTTCGACCTTCTCCGCCTACGCGGTGATCTGGAGGAGCTTGATGGCCTCGGGCAGCGTCACGCGGCCCGTGTTCCATCGGTTCAGGGTGAACTCGACGATCGCCTTCTTCTTGAGGGTGAACTCGTCGCGGATCACGCTGATGCCGGTCCGGTCCACGATCGTGTACCCGCGGCGGAAGTCGCCGAAGGCGATCGGGAACGCGCTCGCGGCCACGTCCGGCATCGAATTCGCCAGGATGTACGGGAACCCGTTCAGGGTCGCCGCCACCGGGCCATTCATGCCGGGCAGCCAGAGGAACTGCCCCGCCGCGTCGCCGGGCGAGGCCGCGTCGCCGCGGAACGTCCGGATCAGCGCCAGGGTGCGCCGGTTGAGCACGTAGACCGGGGCGTAGCCCACCTTGAGGTCGCCCGTCAGGAGGATGATCGAATTCGGGGTGAGCACGCCCGACACGCCGGACAGCCGAGCGGCCGCCTGGAGGGTCGCGTTGTTCACGAAGCCCGCCGGCTGCTTGAAGCCGGTTCCCACGACGAACCCGTTGCCCTCGCCGAAGGCGAAGGCCTCGGCCGCGTCGGACATGATCTCGGAGTCCATGTCGAACGCGGCGTTCATCAGCATGTCCATCGTGATCGGGACCGTGAACGTCTGGCGGTACGGAACGACGGTCTCGTTCTGGTACGCCGACGCGGAGTCCGCGCCGGTGTCCGCCTCGCCCTCGTAGGTCGCCACGGGGATCGTGTTCCGGATCGGGAGCTCGAGCGACTTCGACGCGGTCGACCGCACGCGGGCGACCGATCGGATCGGGTCGATTTCCGTGATCTTCTTCGTGATCTCCGTGTCCATCTCGGTCGTGGTCAGGAACCCGCCGTCGACCGCGGAGTCGGTCCGCAGGAGCGCCTTGTGCTCCGGCGTCATCCCGTTGAGGCCCTGCCGGCAGAACCCGTTGAGGGCCTTGTACTCGTCGCCCTCCTTGTAGTTCCGCTCGACCTTCGAGCGGTAGTCCCCGCGAGCGAGCTCCGCCTCGAGCGCATCGACCCGGGCCTTCACCTCGGCGCCGGTCTTGCCGGACGCCTCGAGGCGAGCCTGGAGGTCCTTGACCTCGTTCTCGCGGTTCTTGATCTCCTGCGCGGCTCGGGCGAGGGGCTGGATGACCTTCTCCTCCGCCGTGTCCAGGAAGTCGTGGATCTTCTGCTCCTTCTCCGGGTTGCGGACGGCCTTCTTGACTTCGGCGCGAAGCTCGGTCACTGCCTGACCGATTTCCTCGAGCGTCGGCTTCTCCATGGACGTTTTCTCCCTTGCGGCCGCGTCTATGCGCGGCGCGCGGTTCGTGTTTCTGCTCTCGAGTGGGAGTCGACGTCCCGCCGACCATTCCCGGGCGCGGGCCTACGATCGACCCGCCAGGTCGTCGCGAGCTCCCTTCAGGTCCCGAAGGATCGCGGCGGCCTTCTTTTCGTCATCATCGTAGCGCGCCGGCGCCGGCGTCAAGCGGGCGACGAGAATCCGAGCCGCGCGGAGGGAGAACGCGCCCGACTCGTGGAGGGCCCTCTCGATCCCCCGCGTCGTCATCGCCTTCACGTCCGCGGCCCGGTACAGGGCCGCGCGCTTGACCTCGAGGATCCGGGCGCCCTGGTTCGCGGGCTCGTCCACGATCGAGCCCTCGAGCAGGATCGCCTCGAAGATTCGGCGGAGGGCGGCCTCGAGCTTGTCGCTCGTCGCGATGTATCCGACCGAGAAGTCCGTCAGGACCTTCTGCTTCGCGAGGGAATAGGCCTCGCGCCCCAGCTGGGTCTCGAGGTTGATCTCCCCCGCGCCGTACAGGCCGACCTCGTCCTCCCTCACGGAGTCGATGGGGAACCCGCCGATCGTCCGGCCGTGCATGTCCTTGAGCCGAACCTGGCGGTTCCCGCGGTTGCGGTGCTCCTGGAGGGACTTCGACCAGGCGCCTCGCTCGAACTTGTCGGGAACGCCGAAGCGCCCGCCCGTGTCCGGCTCCCACGTGGAGAGGTAGCCGGTCACGATCCCAACCGCGATGCCGTTGCGGTTCGCCTCTTTGACCTCGCGGATCCCGCCGCGGAAGGTCCTGACCTCCATCGCGGGGGCCTCGTCGTCGAGCTCCTCGAGGGCCTCCTCGTCCGCTTCGGGGTCCGAGAGCGCGTCCCCTACTCGCTCGAACTCCGCGTGCTCGCGCGCGGCGAGCGCGTCGCCCGCGGCCGCCTTGAGCAGGGCCTCGGCGTCGAGCTCGGGCGCGGTCTCGGTCACGTTCGGGTCGTCCATCGGGTCCTCGCTTCCTGTGGATTCTACCTCGCGCCCGCTCGAGCGCGCGAGGCCTACCTCTGCCGGGCCGACGCGACCGGCTCCACGTCGTAGACGGCGGCGCATCGGCAGTTGACCACGTTCTCGGGGCTCGCGCCCAGGGAGGTGTCCCCCGGAAACATCAGCTGCTCCCCCATGACCTCGAACGGCTCGCTCGCCGCGACCTGGTCGGAGTCGACGTCGAGGTGGTGGGGGCGAACCCGATCGTCGCCCTGGGTGACCCACTCCTTCACCGAAGAGCCGGGCGCCCCGAACCCGAGGGCCTCGGCCTCGGCGAACTTGGTCCCCTCCGCCGGCGCCTGGGTCTCGAGCACGACCACGGCCTCGGTTCGCCCGCGCAGGCGTCGGTCGAGCACGACCCCCGCGATGATCGCGAGGCCGCGCCGGCCGAGCGCCGGCTGGCCCTCGGACACGAGGCGGTCCGCCTCGAGGCGCGCGACCTCGAGGGCGGTCGCCGCGTCCTTCGCGTTGGTCTTGGCGATGGCCGAGCTCTGGGCCTTGGCCCGCAGGGCGAGGCCGCCGGCGAGGGACGCGGCCAGGGCGGCCTTCTCCTCGTCCGAAAGCCGGGCGTCCGGAGGCAGGCCCTTCTCGACCCGCCCCGAGAACTCCTCCACGACCCGCTCGTAGTGGGAGAGCAGGACCGGCTCGGCGAGGGCGGCGGACATTCCCTCCACGTCCGGCAGGACGAGGGCCGAGGAGACGTCCGCCACTACCCGGCGAACCACGGACTTCTCGACCGCGCGCCACTCGCGGCGCAGGCGGGCCTCGAGCGTGAGCTTGGACCGAAGGTCCGCCGCGGCCGCGGCTCGGTCGGCGGCCACGCGCTACGGCTGCTTCGCGGGCGCGGCGCCGCCGTCCGAACCGTCCTCGTCCTCGAGCAGGGACGGATCCTCGTCTCGCGTGAAGATGTCGGAGCCGGCCGGGACCATGCCCGCCGGGACGTAGATCACGTCCCCGCCTTCGGCCTTCTCCCGGCCCATCAGGGACCGGAGCTCGTTGTGGGTCTCGACCCCGATCTCCCGCCGCTTCTTGAGCTCGTCGTTCCGACGAGAGACGAGGGCCGTCACGTCGTCCGGGTCGAGCGCGAGCCGCGCGCGGGAGGGGTCGAGGCCGTAGCGCGGCAGGAGCGCGGAGCCGAGTCCCCCGAAGATCCGCTTCGAGAGCGGGATCACGGCGTCGTCGTAGAGCGCCAGCTTGCCCTCGCGGTAGTTGTCGAGGGTCTGCCGGTCCGCCGTAATCAGCGGGAGGGGCACGTGGTAGCGCAGCGCGCAGGACTGAATCGCGATCGCCTGAAGGTTGCCGAAGTCCATGTCCTTCGGGTTCACGCCGAGCTCCTTGACCTCGAGCTTCCCGCCGGCGGAGACGCCGATCGTTCCGGCCTTGGTCGCGCCGCCGTACTGCTCGATCACGCGCCGCTTGACCTCCTCGTAGTCGTCGTCGTCCATGTCCTCCTCGTAGTGGAAGACCAGGGACACGCGGCCGCCGCGCTCGAGCAACGAGACGTTGTGGGTCGTGCCGAGGATGTGGCTCCGCGCCTCTCGACACGCGGAGACCAGGGGAGACTGCCCCCTGCAGACCGAATTGTCCCGGGTGGAGAACCCGCGCACGACCACGAGCTCGCGCAAGGGCCCGTCGTAGTAGGCGACCCGCTTCCCGTCGGTCGTTCGCTTGTAGACGCCGAACAGGGTATTTCCGGAGACCTGCCACGAGTCGGGGACGTCCGAACTCCCGCGAACCGCGGTCAGAACTTTCGGCGTCAGGGGTTGGATCTCGAGCGGGGGGCGCTTGATGTTCCCGAGCAGGGCGAAGGGAGACTCCCCGGTGATCAGGTAATGCTTCGCGAGCGTCTCCAGGAAGAGCTCGGTCGAGAAGAACGGCGACGGCGCCTTGAGGAGGTCCAATACCGGGTGGCTCTTGACCTTTTTGTCGTCGACCAGGAGGATCGGTTCCACGATCGAGAGAGCGTCCGCGACCATGTCCACGGGGACGCTGACCGCGGTCGACTGCTCGTAGAGGGACAGAGCGGAACTGGGGCTCGCGGCCGTCCCCTCTCCGAACATCAGGAGCGACCCGAGCTCGGGGGAGAGGCCGAGGACGCGGGACTTCTTTTCGGACGGCGGGGCGCTCGTGGCCCTTTCCACCTGGGCGGACGGGGCCGCCTTGGTCGCGCGACCGTCGCGGATCCTGGACCAAACCGACATCTAGCCCTCCAGCTTAACCGACGTGGATCCGCGCGCCGCGTTTTTTGACCATCAGGTGGGTCAGCCCCCAGACCATAGCGTCGAGCCGGTTCGGGCTCTCCTTCACGTCGTCGAATACGGTCTCGGTGAGCTCGGCCTCGAGCTTCGGGAACTCCCCGAGGATCGCCACCTTCCCCTGCTCGAACAGCATCGAAACCGGCTCGGCCCTCGCCTTCTTCCCAACCGAGGCCGTGACGAGCTCGACCTTGATCCCGGGGTCGACGTTGTGGATCGCGTCCTTCACCAGGTCGCCGCCGTTATTCTTTTCGGCCACGACGTAGTTCGCCTCGTAGGCGTGGTACGCGGCGACCACCCGCGCGGCCCAGGTCCGGGTGGAGAGCTTCCCGGAGAGGTCCCCCCGAACCGCCCCCAGCCCGACTTCGTCGATCGAGCAGGGCACGATCCCGCACTCGTCCGAGCCCCGGTTGTTCGAGACCGAAGGGTCGACGGCGATGATGGTCTTGGCCCACGCGCGGGGATCCAGGGTCTTGGCCCGGACCAGCATCTCGTCGGTCCAGAGGGCGCCCTCCACGTCCGCGAGGTACTCGCCCTCGAGGAAGCGCTGGCGCATCCGGCGCGGCAGGGACTCGAGGGCCTCCACGTACTCGGGCGAGAGGTTCGCGCGGTTGTGGATCGGGTTGACCTGGAGGTGCCCGACGTCGAGCTTGTGGGGCGACCCGTCGGGCAGCCGGCCCTCGACGAACAGGAGGTAAGTCCAGTGCTTCTTGCCGGGAGGGTTGCAGTCGTAGTAAAACCGCTGCTCGAGGCCGGAGACCTCCGCGAGCCGGGTCCACAACGTCGCGATCGCCTCGAAGGGGATCTGAGAACACTCGTTAGCGTAGATCGTGCTGTATTGGTTTCCGAGGATCTTCTCGATTCGCGTCTTGTCGTCGGTGCCACCCAGCCATACCTCAGAGGTCCCGCCACCCTCGCACGGCACCGACCAGTAGCCGTCGGCCTTGTTCTCGAGGATCGGCAGGCCGGGGAAGCACCGCGCGAGGATCCAGGGGACGGTCTCGTGCGCGAGCGACACGCGCGCGTGGTTGTACCGGAAGCGGACGATGAGGTGGCGCGACGGCTTCTTGAGCGCGCGGAGGAAGACGTTCCGGACCAGGATCGCGGTCTTGCCCGACCGCGCGCCACCGTAGAGCATCCCGTGGCGGTTCTTGTTCACCACGTCGAGCGCCGCGACCTGGCGCTCGGTCTTGACGAACGGGGGGACCTTCACGAGGTCGGGAGGATGAGCGTCACCGGCACGAGCGGGGGCGGAAACACGGTCGGGGGATCCGTCCAGGTCGTGGGGGTCGGGGCGACGGTGGTCTGGGGTTGATTCGTGGCGATCGCCGGGCAGGCGAAGCACCCGCCGGAGCACTCGATGCGCCGGCCGCAACGAAGGCACCGGCCGAGGGGATCCACGCCGGGCACGCGCTACGCCTCCGAGTCCTGCCCGTCGAAGTGGAGCGTGATCGAGCCCCCGACCTCGACGTCCGCCTTCTCCTTCCAGCCCTGGTAGTTCTTGAGGGCGAGGGCGGAGATCAGCGGGTTCAGGCCGTTCATCGCGGCGAGCTCGAGGATGAACGCCTCCTGGATGCTCTTCCCCTCCTCGTACGCGACCCCGAACTCCGGGTAGCGGTCTCGCCACGCCTGGAGCGTCCTCCGCGCGACGCCGACCGTCACCCCGTAGCCCGCCATGGAAGGAACGCGCAGGGGCCGCGCCACGTACTTGACGTCGCCTTTGTCGGTCACGACCTCCTTCGCGTCCGACAGGCGGTCGTAGGCCGCGCGGAAGTAGGCGACGAGCCCGGCCGGGTGGACGTCCGGGTCGTACTTCAAGCCGGGGCCCCCCTCGGCGAGTCGCTTTCCGTACAGGATGCGGCGCGCACGGCGCTTCGACTTGCCCGACGCGCCCGGACGGAAGAACGCGTCCAGGCGGCGGCGATACTTTCCTTCGCGGGATCCGGGGCTCGGCATAGGTGCGATCGTAGCGCGTGGGCCCCGCGCTACTCCAGCGCGCGGCGCAGGCGCGAGAGCATCGGGCCCCCGGGCTCGGCCAGGTAGGCCTCCACGACCTCGAGGGCCGCGCGCGCCCCGCGGTCGCACACCTCGACCTTGTATCCGCGCGCGCGGGCGCGGCGCATGAAGCGGCGCTGCTTCGGCGAGACGGTCCCGCCGGTCGTCCGCTTCATCTCCACGAAGAGGCCCGGGTATCCGCCGCGGGGCTCCGCCACGAAGAGGTCGCAGACCCCCGCGAGCACCCCCTCGGCCTTGAGCCTCGAGGCGACCCGCTTGTCGCGCGCGCCGCCGTTCGGGATCGCGAAGAAGAGCACGTCGGGGTGCTGGGTTTGCAGGAGCGCGACGAGCTCGACTTGCTCCTGGCGCTCGAGCCTCGCGCGCCCGCGCGGGCGCCTCCGCGCGTACCGGCGCGAGAGCGCCGCGTCGTACCCGGGAAGGGACCGAATCGGCCGCGCCACCTACCGACCGTCCGGCGGGGTCGCCCTCGAGCAGGCCCACGCCGCGCCGGGATGGCACGGCGGGAAGAACTCGCCGGCGACCTGGCAGGACCCGCCCGGTTGAAGCTGCCGCACCACGAGCCAGGCCCTCCCGTCCGGGCAGACGCGGCCCTCGATCCCGGGCTTGCACCACCCGGCCTCGGTCTCGGATCGCCAGGCGAGCTCGCACCGGGGAGGGGAGGGGAAGGGGTCGGACTCGCCCTCGGGCCCCACCGTGGGGTCCGACGCGATCGCGATGGGCGGGAAGGCCGGAGACCCGGGCAGCGCGGCCGCCAGGATGTTGGCGAAAGCCACGGGGCCGAGCGCGAGCGCGGCGGCGAGCGCGAGCCAGGCGTGGGCGGCCTTGAACCTCACCCCCCGATCCTACCACCTTCGACGGACTCGAATCGAGTCTTTGAAGACTCGGTTCCGGTCTATTCGAGAACCCCGCCCGGCTTCGAGTTTGCGGCGGCGACGAGGGTCCGCGCGTGGCACGGCAGGGGCAGGCAAGCACAGCCGAGGTCGGCGCCGCCCAGGTCGCGGCGGAGCTCCTCGAGGTAGCCGGGTCGAGCTCGGATCAGAAACGCGACGTCCCGCCGGAACCGCGCGATCGCCCCCCGCCTCGAGTCCGGGGCCCCCGTTCGGACGAGGTGGGGGTTGCCCCACGGAGTCCGGCGCGTGACCAGGATAAGGTCGCCGCCCGGGGAGATCCTCCGGTTCCGCACGTTGACGACCCGGGGGTATCGCTCGAGGCGCCGGCGCGCGGGCGCGCCCGGAGGCCGCGGCCCCGAGACCTCCTCCCAGCCCCCGGCCTCGAACGCGTCGATCACGAGAGGAGGCTAGCCCGGCGGCGGAGCTTGCTCCCGCCCAGGTCCTCGCCCCCGTCGAAGTTCCGGGGCTCGAGGCGCCCGAGCTTGAAGGTCCCGGGCTCCATGTTCGGGTCCATCACTACGGGGAGGCCCAGGAGGGTCGGGCTGGGCGCCGGCTCCTCCTCGAGGTTCTTGATCGGGGGCAGCCCGCGAAGGCGCCGGTTGTCGTCGAAGAGCCGGTTCCGGTCGGCCGACATGGACGCCACCACCCGATCCCGCTCCGCGTGGGCCTCCCCCAGCTGCCGCTCGAGCTTGACCACGAGGCGCGCGAGCTCGAGGGCGCCGTGATCCGCCACGAGCTCGGCCACGCGGGCCCGCTCCTTTTCGAGGACCGCGGCGAAGTCAACCACCGACGACCCCCTCCGTGGGGAACTCGAAGGGGCGCCACGTCTCCCCGCAAGCCGCGCAGAGGTGGGTCTTGTGCGGGGGGTTGGTCCACCCGTTCCCGATGTCGGGCGCGTCGAAGTGCTGGGCCCCGCAACGCGGGCAGAACAGGACCAGGAGCGCGACCTGGACGTCCGAGCCGCTCGAGGGGTCAACCACCAGGCGAGACCTAAGGATCTCCCGCTCGCTCGGGTAGAACAGGAGCGACGCGGCCCCGAGGAAAAACCGCGCGACCACGTGGAGGACCGCGGACGCGAGGAAAAACCCGCCGACCACCACCAGGAAGACGACGGCGAAGGGGACCGCGGGCAGGAGCCACCATCGACTCGGGGGAGACGTCTCGGGGGCCGGTTGGACCGGACGACGCGGATCGTAGAACGGCAGGTCGTTCTTCGCGTCCCCGACCCTCACAGCTGGACCCCCGGCTGCTTGTCGGGGCCGACGACGGTCCGATGAGCTTCGCGCGCGGCCGCGAGCTCGGCGGCGATCGCCCACCCGGCGGCCGCGACCATGAGGATGGCCCCGGCCACGGTCGACGAGGGGGTGGACCCATCGAACAGCCCGTCGGATCGCAGGACCAGGCGCCGCGCCGTGTCCGCGAAGACCGAGGCCTTCGAGTCGCTCACGGGAGGACCCGCACCGCGATTTCTCGGCAGAGGCGCCCGAGCTCCTCGTCCGAGAACTCCACGCCGGCGAACCCGAACTGGAAATGCCCGCCGGCCCGGGGCTTCTCGACGTGCTCCGCGACCGTCGCCTTGAGGCGGCGCTCGAGGTAGGCGCGCTCCCCGTCGGACATGCCCGTCGCGAAGAGGTGGTCGCGGAGGTGGCCGTACAGGAAGAACGCGAGCGCGGCGCGCCGCTCGTGGACGTCGCGGTCGGCTCGGACCCGCTCCGCGGCCGCCATCAGCCGATCCGCCGTACCGGGCGGGGTCAGGAGGCCCCCGTTGACCTCCCCGTGCCTCCGTAGCTCGGCGATCGCCTCGTCGAGCTCTCGCCTGAGGGCGGCGATCCGGCGGTTCCGAGTCTCGACCCGGTCCTCGAGCTTCGCCACCCGGCCGCGCAGGGTCGAGCGGTTGGAGCTCGAGCCGCTCGGGCCCCGACGGCCGTCGCGCTCGTCCTCGAGGTTCACGATCCACCCGGCGAGGTACCGCTCGGGCTGCCCGTTCGAGACCACCGGCGCGCGGTTCCGCGCCTTGTCGACGATCGCGGCGACCCGGCGCCCGCGGTGCGAGCTGGAGATCCCGAGCTCGTCGGGGTAGTAGGTCGGAATCCTCGCGCGCTCGGCCTCGGACTCCCTGAGCCCCGCCGCCAGCGTTCTCGCGTCCGCGGCGTACCGGCCGGCGGCGTCTTTCGCGACCTCGAGCTCGGCCTCGACGGTCGCCTTCTCCCCGCGCAGAGCATCGATCGTCTCGGCCTGGTTCTCGAGGCGCCGCTGGAAGTCGCACGCCTCGAGGACCTTCTTCCGGACCGCCTCGAGCACGTCCGCGGCGCCGGCGAGCGGCCCCCCGGTGGCGCAGTAGAAGAGCGGCTCGAGCGCGTCGACCAGGTCGTAGTACCGGGCGCGGCGCGCCTCGCTCTCGTCCTCGAGGTCGACGACCCGATTCGAGAGGGTCAAAGTCGGAGAGGGCGTTTGCAGGGCCATCGACCTCGTCTCGAGGACGCGCCGCGGCCGCGCCTCCGGGTCGAATGGGATGGCCAGGGGCTTGCAGCCGCTCGGCGCCACCGACTCGAAGACGACGCGGAACTGAAGATACCGGGGAATAACGAGGGCCATGGGAGGCGCCTCCTCTCGTGGTTGTGGCGCGCAGGCTACCACGCGGCCGCGTGAATGGGAAGGGGGTCCAGAAGGGCCACGCCGAAGGCGCGAAGCGCCCGCGCGCGAGGGGTTGAAACCTTTTCGGGGTGACCCACCTACCCGAGCAGGCGGGCCCGCCGGGCCCGGCGGTCCGGGTCGAGCCGCGGCGCGTCCTCGAGGGGCACCAGGACGAGGGGGTGCCACCCGACCGAGGCCGCGAGCATCAGGGCGAGCACGGCGAGCGAGTAGGCCCGAAGGTCCACGGCCCGCCGACCTCGACCTCCACCTCGATAGGCCCGGGGTAGCGGCACCTCTCGGAGTTGAGGACGACGACCAAGAGGACCTCGAGGGAGAGCCCCCTGAGGGTGGTCCGGGGGCCGCCACGATCCCCCTCCGGCTCTCGCCGCTGCGCCACCCATCGGGGCTCGGCCGGCGCGGGGGTCGGGTCCACCCAGGCGTCCCACGAGGAGGCGCCCACCCGGAGAACGAGCTCCTCGAGCTCGAGCGGCGCGGACATGACCCGAGGGTAGCCGGCGAGCGTCCCATCTACCCGTGGACCTCGACGAACTCTCGGCCGGCTCGGGCGAAGACCCGGAAGGCGTGGGGCCACCCGAAGAGGCCGCGGTACGGGAGCCAGAGGCGCCCGACGGGGAAGACGTCCTCGGCCACGCGCAGGACCTCGCGGCGCCCGCGGGCGTAGGTGACGAGCTCGATCACGGCCGGGCCTCGGCCTTGAGCCGCTCGAACGCCTCGAGCACCACCGCGGCGAAGTTGTACTCGTGCGCCGCGCCCGCGTCGCCCTCGACGCCGCGCCACGCGCGCCGCTCGAGCAGGCCCAGGCGGTACAGGCTCGCCAGGGTCACGCGCTCGCCGGGGCGCCGGGCCCGGGCCCACCGACCGGCGGTTCGCTCGCACGCCACCCAGGCGAGGGTGAGCCGCTGGCACTGGGAGAGCTCGGCGGCGGACATGCCGCGGCGGGGGATCCCGACCTTGGATCGGCGGCCGCTCATCGGGCGAGCCCCAGGGAGGCGGCGAGCTTCTCCGACTCGGCGGCGCCGGCCGCGTCGACGCAGTCGAGCGCGGCGCCGACCTCGGCGTCGAAGGCCGAGGGGGAGAGGGCGTCCAGGGTGGGGTGCTCGAGGCGCATCCAGGCCTCCACGAGGCGGGGGTCCGCGTCGGGCCGGCCACGCTCCGCCGATGCCTCGAGGATCGCGAGTCGGTACGCGCTCACGAGGCGACCCGGGCGATCCGGCGCCGCCGCGAATCGCACGGCGCGCACCGGCAGACCGGCTCCGCGGGGTCGAGGCCCGCTTCCGTGCAACGGTCCGCGGCGTTTTGCAGACCCTCGCGGTCGCGCTTGGCGAGCTCCGACTTCGCGTAGGTCGCGGGGTAGGCGCGCAGGGCCGCGCGGTACAGGCCGGCCGCGTCGTGGAAGCGGCCCGCCTCCTCGGCCTCCCGCGCGCGGGCGCGTAGGGCGGCGGTCGTCTCCGTGGTCAACTGGTCCATCGTGTTCTCCCTTTCCCGTACCTATCGGCCGGCGCCGGCGGAATTTGAGGCCCGCCGGGCCGCGTCCGCCGCGTCCTTGGCGGCCTCGCCTCGAGGGCCTTCGCGCCCTCCTCCGCCCGGTAGGCCGCGAAGGCCGCGGCCTGCTCGCGGCCCCACATCTCGGCCAGGACCGCGTCGATCTCCTTCGGGCTCGCGGTTTTGAGGGTCTTGAGGTCCAGGGTCGTCATCTCGCTCTCCCTTCGGCCCCGTCCTCGGGGCTCCCCCAGCTTATCGGCCGGCCCGGTTGGAACTTGAGCCCGGGACCCCCGGGACCCTCGGGCGCGCGCGGGCCCCTCGGTCTACATCTTAAACCGGCAGGAAAAAGGTTTAAGATTAAGCCGGAGCGAACCTTTCAGCCAAAAACGGGGGGCGCCCCCCGAGCCTGGCGCGCGGCCGAGCTCGGACGACCCGTACCCCCCGGGGGTCGCGTGTGGGTGTAGAATTCCGCCTCCCCTGTAACCGCTTCCAGGCTCGTTGTACTCGCCCCTAGCCCGAGGCCTCGAGGCGCTCGAGCTCGCGGGCCACCGTGGCGACCCCGACCTCGAGGAGGGCGGCGATCTTGCGCACGCTCGCCCCCGTGGCGCGCAGGCGCGCGACGCGCTCGCGGGCCTGCCGATCCAGCGCGGGGGGACGCCCCAGCCTCGAGCCCCTGCGGCGCGCGGCCTCGAGGCCGTCCCGCGTGCGCTCCCGGATCAGGTCCCGCTCAAACTCCGCGATGGACCCGAGCACGTTGAAGAGCAGGCGACCCGAGGGGGTGGCCGTGTCGATCGCCTGGTCGAGCACCACCAGGGCGACCTCGAGGGCCCGGAGCTCCTCCCCGAGCTCCGCCAGGTGGGCCACGCTGCGGGCCACGCGGTCGAGCTTGACCACCACCACGGCGGACACCTCCCGCCGGCGGGCCGCCTCGAGCAGGGCCTCGAGGGCGGGGCGCTTCCGGGTGGCGCCGGAGGCCTTGTCGGTGAACTCGAGGGCGACGGCCCCTCGGTCCCGGGCGTAGGCGCGCAGGCGGATCAGCTGCGCGTCGGGGTTCTGCTCGGAGGTCGAGACGCGGGCGTACAGGGCGATCGGTCGGGCCATGGGTGGGCCTCCTTCCGTTCCGCTTTCGGTCGGTTGTGGAACGGACTTTAGCGCCGCTCCGCGCCCTGTCACGGCGGGGGGTTGGAGCTCCCCGAGCTCGCGACTTTCGGAACGGGCCGGCTCGTCGAGCGCCCTCGGGGCTCCCCCGGGCAAGCGACGAGCAGGGCCCGCCCCGGGGGAGGACCGGAATCCCCGAGGGCGGGCACGGCTCCTTGCCCGCCCCCGGGAAGATCCCTCCTTCCCCGTGGGCGCTCAAGCAGTCGACCCTGCCCCCGGGAAGAGGGCATCCTTCCCCGGGGAGCTCGACCGGCGTCGGCGCCCTCGGGAAAACCAGCATCTCCCCGAGGGCAACCACGGCTCCCCGCGCGCCCGGGGGGCAACGATGCACTCTCGCGTACGGGCGGAGCTTTCGAGGTCCCCCGAATTCCAACCCCAGCGGAATCCAGTCGGGACGGAAAATTACACGCGCGCCCGCGTGCGAGGCGAGTCCCGGTTGGAGTCCAGTTACAGGTATTTTCCTCTCAACCGAGGGATCCAGATGCTGAAACGCGACGTGGTGGCGTATGGGGGAGCGTATCGCGGGTCCAACCGGCAACCCGCGCGCAGGGTTAGGGGCGTTCGGTGGACTTGCGGGCCTCCCCTGCCGGTTTCAACCCGCGATCCGTTAGGAGGTTCGGCGCGACACCCTCGAACCATTAGGCCGGAGCTAGGTTAAACCGCGATCCGTTCAAAACGTGACCGACCTATCCAACCTCAAGCCAACCTCGCGGGCAGGTTGCTAAAGGGTGAAACCGCGGGCGGCATAAGGGAAAACACTCTTCGGCGTAGGGACGAGCCAACCTGGGCCTCAAGTCGGTATAAGCGGGAGAGGTGTAGAAGGGGGTAAAGCCGTCGCGCACCCGTTCTTCCCTGTAAGGGTATATACCTATTTCTGTTTATACCCTCTTTAGAGAGAAGGTATATAGAAGAAGATGAGCTAACCGAGCGTTCCGGCCGCGGTTAAATTCTCCGCCAACCTCCGCGCCGAGGTTGACCGAGGTCGGTTTTAGGTCGGTTTAGGTTGGCTCGTTCGGGCCCGAGGTTGGATCGTGAGGTTGAAACCCTTGACGGGAACCGCGCGGCGGCGTAGTCTGCCCGCTCGAGCGAACCTTCCCACCACTCCGAGAGGAGCCCCCGACATGGCGACCCGTCGAATCGACCTCCAGGGCAAGTCCTACGCCGAAGCGTCCCGCGTGGCGCGCCGCCGCGCCCACGACCTCGAGCGCCGCGTGGTGGTGCTCGACGCCCGCCTCGTGCTCCTGCGCGAGGGGCTCGACGCGCCATACGCCAACCCCTACCAGCTGGGCCGGGTCCGCTCGGTCTTCTTCGCCACCACCCGGGCGCGGCGACTCCGGGCGGTCCGCGACCGCGTCTTCTCGGCCTTCTGCGAGGCGCGCCGCGTCGCCGGCCTACTCGAGGACGCGGCGGAGTTCACGAGCGGGCGGCCTTGCAGCGCCCTCTCCGAGCTCGAGCACGCGATCAAGAACGCGCGCCGAGCGGGCACCCTCCCCGGGGTGGCGAGCGCCCTGGACCACGTGGAGGAGGCCGCGCGCGCCGCCCTGCGCGAGGCCCGCGCGGGCCGGCGGGTCGGGAAGGGGGACCTGAACGGGCGACCCTTCGACCCCGACTCCGAGGGGGACGGCGAGCCGAACGGTAGGGCCGACTCGTGACGCCCGCCGCCGCCCTCCTGTACCTCGCCGGGGCCCTGCTCTCCGGCCTGTTCTGCGCCCGGGCGATGCGCTGGGACTCTCCCCCCGAGCGGGCCCTGCTCTCCGTCCTGTTCGCCTACGCGTGGCCCTTCGCCCTGCCGGTCTACCTGGTGGGGCTGCTCGTCGGGTGGACCCTGCGCCGCGGCCGCGCGGCCGCTTGCCGGCGCCGCGCCCGGGCCCGCCTTCGGAAGCTCTCCGCGCGTCGCGCGTGGGCCTCTCCGGAGGGCGCCCGGTGAGGCTCAAAGACGGGTCCCAATGGTACCCCGACGACTCGGCGGCGCGTCTCGAGGCGCGCGCCCAAGAACGGGCGCGACTCAAGGCGATCACCCCCGAGGCGGTCCCCCTCAAGGGGGCGCGCGCCCGGCTGACCGCTTTGATCGAGGCTCTTGAAAACGGCGCCTCGCCGGGGTTCTCCCTGGTGAGGTACGGCCGAGTCGTGGCCCTGCTACTTCCGGCCCCCGGGCCCTCGGCTCGGGAGCGCCGTCGCTCGCGGCTCCTGCGGTAGGCGCGTGGCCCTCGATCTTCGCGAAGGGAGAACGCTCAATGGCTTGGCTCTATGTGCCGGGATCGGAGGCCTGGAGCTCGGCGCTCGGGGTGGACTTCGTTCCCTCGGGTTCGACCTCCGCGTGGTGTGCCATGTCGAACGGGAAGCCTTCGCCGCGTCCGTTCTCGTGGCGAGGATGGGCGACGCGTCCATGGATCCGGCTCCTATTTGGGACGACCTCTCGACCTTCGATGGCCGACCGTGGCGCGGCCGCGTGGATTTCATCGCTGCCGGTTTCCCGTGCCAGCCGTTCAGCGCGGCCGGAAAGCGGAGGGGCCTCAAGGATCGCCGATGGCTCTGGCCCGAGGTCGCGCGAATCGTTCGCGAGGTGGACCCCGAGCTTGTCTTCCTGGAGAACGTCCCCGGGATCCGGAAGGCCGGCCTCGAAGTCGTTCTCGGGGACCTGGCCTCAGGCGGGTTCGATACGGAGTGGGACCTGTTTCGCGCGGACGACGTCGGAGCACCGCACCGGCGCGCGAGGTGGTTTCTGCTGGCCGAGCGGTCCGGACCTCTGGCCGACCCCGAGGGCCTGGGACGCGAACGTCCGCGGGGCTCACCCGGGGACGGGAGGGGAGAGCCTCTCGCAGAGGGCGGCCGGGCCGACCCCGACGGCGCACGACGGGCACCGACCGGGGAGCGAGGAGGCGTCGACCCAGGGGGCGAACCTCAAGCGCGAGGCGGCGAGGTGGCCGACCCCGGTCGGGGCGGACGCGCGGCGCGGCTCGGATTTCTACGCGAGGAGGGAGGGCAACCCGACGCTGGTCGGGGCGACCCGCAACTGGTCGACCCCGATGTCGCGCGATTGGAAGGACGGGGCCTGCGCGGATGCGGACACCCCGACCAAGGGCAGGCTGGGACTCCAGGCGATTCGGACCGACGTCAAGCCCCGCACGTGGCCGACCCCCACGGCGAACGACTCGAGGGCCTCGGGCTCGCGCAACGCGGAGAACACGAAGGCGCACCCGGGGGTCTCGCTCACGGACATGGTTTTGACCGGAGACTCCCATGGCCGCCGGGCCCGGAAGACTCCGACGGGTGGCGAGATTGGATCGAAGCCGGCGGCCCCGAGCCGTCGCTTGAACCCGGAATTCGTGGAGGCCCTGATGGGGCTGCCCCGGGGCTGGTCGGACCCGACCCGCTCGCTTTCCGGACCGATCGACTGAGGTCCCTCGGCAACGCGGTCGTGGCGCCCCAGGCCGAGTTCGCTTTTCGCGTCCTCGCCTCCCGCCTGCTCGGGGGTGGACGCGGCGAGCGCCGCGCGCGGCTTTTGGGGTGAACCGTGGCGCCTCGGCATTGGCGACACGGCGAGAGCCTCGCGGCCATGATGGGGAAGGCTCTCGACATGCTCGCCTGGCTCTCCGAGAAGCGGGCGGAGTTCGCCGCGCGGGACGTGGCCGAGGCCTTCGGGATGGGGGTTCGGCAGGCCCAGCGCTACATCGCGGTGGCCGAGGCGCGGGGCCTCGTGGAGAGAGGGTCCCGGGGCCGGTGGCGTTCCAAAGTGGGGGCCGAATATCCCCGCGGGGGGCCCTCAAGTTCTCCCGAGGACTACCGATAGATGAGGGGAGCCCTGATGTCGGGGCCGAAGGGAGAACGCGTGGGTGAGCTCAACCTGATTCGATACCCGACCGGCCGTTGGGGTTTCGTGGGGCCCGCGCCCTCGGTCCTCACCCACAAGCGCGCGGACGGCTCCGAACCGACGGCCGAGGAGGTCGAGCGCGATCGCCGGCTTCCGGACAAACTCCGGAAGCTCAAGACGGTCGCGTTCGAGACTCAAGAGGAGGCCACGAAGGCGGCCGCGGCGCTCGGCCATGAGGTCGTGGACGCGCCCTGCTACGACGCCGACGAGCTCAAGGCCGCGGCCATCGGGGCCGTCGTCCGCGAGCACCTCCCGGGCGTGCTCACGCTCGAGGAGCGGCGGAACGACCGCCTCGACTTCCACGACGTCCACGTGTCGGGCCTGCGCCGGGCGCTCGAGGCGGCCTACGACGCGGGCGCCCGCGTCCACGCGAAGGCCCTCCGGTGAGGTGCGGGGTCTGCCGCGCCCCGCTCTACGTTCGGGGCTACGCGGTCAAGGTCTACCGAGACGACTCCGGTCGAGAACTCTCGAGGCGGAAGTGTCCCCGGTACCACCCCTGCCCGAGGCTCAACGATCTGGAGGCCCATCCGGCTCGAGCCCCTCGGCTCCAGCCCCCGCCGTACAACCCTCTGACCTTCTACCCCGCCGCGGGCGTGGATTACACGGTCTCCGACGCGAGGTACGCCAAGGGCCAGAGGCTCGTGCGCTGCCCCTCGAAGACGTCCTTCAAGTCCCGCGCGGCTCGCCTCCTCGGAAACGGCCTGCGCGCGCGGTGGACCAATCGGGAGTCCGGCTACGTGACCTCCCCGGGGAAGCTCAAGAAGTTCGAGGAACTCTACGCGGAGGGGTGGGACGCGTCGACCATGACGGGGGTGCTCCTGCCGCCCTCCGTGAATCCCAAGCCGTGAGGCGCCGCCTGCTCGAGGCTTGCTGGCCCGCGGCCTTCGCGGAGGAGCTTCGCGCCGAGTCCGGCCTGCCGCGGGGGTCCCTGGCGGTCCCCGGGTGGACCCGGGGCGTCGAGCGCGACCTGGCCGAGGCCCT